CCGTTCATGCCGCGGCAGGAGTTCGTCGAGTCCTTCCAACAGCATCACGACCTCACCGGCGAAGCCTGGTGGGTCATCTCCCGCGTACCCGGCATCAACCTGCCGCTGGAGATATGGCCCGTCCGCCCGGACCGCATGACCCCAGTCCCCGACCGGGAAGCGTTCCTCGCTGGCTACATCTACACCAGCCCCGACGGTGAGCGGATTCCCCTCGGCCTGGACGAGGTCATCCAGCTGCGCCGGCCGTGCCCGTGGGACCCGTACCGCGGACTCAGCCCGGTGCTGTCGATCCTGCCCGACCTCGACACCAGCCGGTACGCGGCTGAGTGGGCGCGCGCGTTCTTCCTCAACTCGGCGCAGCCCGGCGGCATCATCGAAGTCCCGGTGCATTTGCAGGACAACGAGTACAACGAGATGCGGGACCGGTGGGCCGAGCAGCACAAGGGTGTGAACAACGCCCACCGTGTGGCGATCATCGAGCACGGCGCGAAGTGGGCCGACCGCACCATCTCGCAGCGGGACATGCAGTTCGTCGAGCTGCGGGGCGCCACCCGGGATGCGGTCCGTGAGGTGTACGGCATCTCGAAGACCGCGATCGGTGACTTCGAGGACATCAACCGTGCGGCCGCCCTCGCGGCGAAGGCCTGGTTCGCGGAGCAGCAGACGATCCCCCGTCTGGAGCGGATCAAGGCTGCGCTGAACTTCGAGTTGCTGCCCATGTTCGGGGCGACCGCGCAGGGGCTGGAGTTCGACTACTGCGACCCTGTGCCCCCGGACCCGGAGACCGAGGCGACCACGCTGACGGCGCGCTCGAACGCCGCGCAATCACTGGTGGCCGCAGGCTACGACCCACCAGCCGTGGCGCAGGCCGTGGGCTTGCCGGACCTCCCATTCGATGCGGAACGGGACTTGCTGTCGCGGATCGTGCGCGGCGCCCCATCGCTGGGTCCGCTGATCCTGCCCATGCTCGGGTTCGAACTGCCGGAGGGCTGGCAGTCCTTGGTGCCTGGCCACGGTTCAGCACCGACCGAGCCGCAGCCGTCGAACGCCTGGCAGCCGCCGGCATGGGCCGCGCCCGAGATCGAGGCGGCGCAGCGGTGGGTCGTGGTCACGCATGACGACGACGACCGGTGTTCGGCCTGTGCCGAGCAGGACGGCCGCACCTACAAGAACCGCGAGCAGGCGTACGAGGACTACCCCGGCGGCGAGGGCTACGTGCGCTGCGAGGGCGTGAAGTACGGCAACGCGTGCCGCTGCAAGGTCGTCAAGCGCGGCCGGAAGGGAGACGGCGAATGATCCCGCTGCCCGCCAACCTCGCCCCGTTCGTCGCGCGCCAGCGTGAGCAGGCCGAGAAGTTGCGCGACGCACACGGCATCGAGGCGCAGTCCTGGTACCGCATCACCAACGCGGCCGACAGCGACGAGGCCGAGGTGATGCTGTACGACGAGATCGGTGGCTGGTACGGAGCGACGGCCGATCAGTTCATCGCGGACCTGCGGGGGGTGACGGCGCCGAACCTGCGGGTGCGGATCAACTCCCCGGGCGGCAGCGTGTTTGAGGGCATCGCCATCGCCAACGCGCTGCGCTCGCACCCGGCGAACGTGGTGATCCAAGTCGACAGTGTCGCCGCCTCGATCGCATCGGTGATCGCGATGGCCGGTGACCGGGTCGAGATGGCCCCGAACGCAATGCTCATGATCCACGACGCGTCCGGGGTGTGCCTCGGCAACGCGTCCGACATGGAAGAGATGGCGCAGCTCCTCGACCTCATCAGCGACAACATCGCCGACGCCTACGTGTCCAAGGCCGGCGGGACGCGTGAGCAGTGGCGTGAGGCCATGCGCGCGGAGACCTGGTACCTGCCGGACTCCGCAGTCGAGGCAGGACTCGCCGACGAGGCCCTGGCAACGCCGAAGACAGGCGAGCCCGTCGAGGAACCAGGCCAGGAAGAGCCCGACATGCAGCGCGCCTGGGACCTCGCCGCATACGGATACGCCGGACCGAAGCCGGAATCCGAGTGGGCCACGCCCGAGCCCAAGCCGGCCACGCTCACTATCCCCATCGGGTCGGCGCTTGGCGAGCAGCTCGTCGATGCCCTGCGCGCATCGGTGGCGCAGGACACCGAGCCTGTGGCCCCCGTCGCGGAAGACACCGCGGTCGCCCCGGATCCGGCGACGCCGACCGCGCCCGAACCGACCGCGGTGGTGGAACCGGTCGAGCCTGAGCCCGCCACCGAGCCGGGGCCCCCGGCCGACGACTGGACGGCGATGGTCGCCGCCCTCATCCCCGACGACGCGGACGACTGGTCGGCGCTCGTCTCCAATCTGATCGAGCCCGACACGTCGTCCAGCGCGGCGACGGCCTGAAGGAGGCAACTGTGGCACCCACGATGACCATCCCGCGCAACGCCGACGAGCTGGCGGAGATGCTCGCGGACGGCAAGAAGCTCGCCGAGGTGATGGCCTCCCGTGACTCGCTGAAGGAGTTCATCACCGCCTATGGCGAGGCACTCCAGGGTGAGGGAACCGACCTGAACCGGCTGGTGGCCGAGGAGACGCAGCGGGTGTTCGCGCAGATGATGCGCGAGAACGGCATGACCGACGCCAAGGACGGCATCAAGCGTCTCGACCTCGACCCGCAGGCCAAGGGTGCCCGCCGGGGCATGCTCACCTCGCACAAGCAGGGCACCGCGTACAACGCGAACGCGGTCGGCGCGCAGGTCGACGCCCTGTTCACGGACAGCATCGACTACGTCCGCAACATCTGGCACAAGAACACCCGGGCGGACGGCGACAAGCTCGCCGAACTCCGCAACGCCGCCAGCAGCGTCAGCCCGGCGGACGGCGGGTTCCTCGTCCCGGAGACCCTCCGCGCGCAGCTGCTTCAGCTCGCGCTGGAGCAGTCCGTGGTCCGGCCGCTGGCCACCGTCGTCCCGATGGACTCCGCGCGCGTGCCTTTCCCGATGATCGACACCACCACCAACGCGGGGTCGGTGTTCGGCGGCATGGTCGCCTACTGGGGTGAGGAAGGCGCAGCCCTCCAGGACAGCTCCCCGAAGTTCGGGCGGGTCGAGCTGGACGCGAAGAAGCTGACCGGACTCTCCGCGGTCCCGAACGAGCTGCTCCAGGACTCCATCGTCAGCTTCTCCGCGCTGATCGAGACGCTGTGGCCGCAGGCCCTCGCCTTCGAAGAGGACGCCAAGTTCCAGACCGGCTCCGGCACCGGCGAGCCCCTCGGCTTCCGCGGCGCAGGCAACCCGGCCGCGATCGCCGTGGCCCGCGCCACCAGCAGCAAGATCGGCTACGTGGACGTCGTCAACATGTACGCGCAGATGCTGCCGTCCAGCCTCTCGCGCGCCGTGTGGATGTGCTCCCCGGACGCCATCCCCCAGCTGCTCCAGCTGTCCCTCACGGTCGGCACCGGCGGCAACTCGGTGTTCGTCGTCAACGCCGCGGCGGGCATGCCGATGTCCATCTTCGGCCGCCCGCTGATCATCACTGAGAAGGCCAGCGCGCTCGGCACCCGCGGCGACCTCGCCTTCGTCGACCTGTCGTACTACCTCGTCGGCGACCGGCAGATCATGACCGCCGACTCCTCGACCGACTACAACTTCGGCACCGACAAGACCACCTTCCGCATCATCCAGCGCGTCGACGGCCGCCCCTGGATCCAGTCCGCGATCACCCCCCAGAACGGCAGCAGCAACAAGCTCTCCCCGTTCATCGAGCTCGCCGCGTAACACCCCCTGGCCGGCCGCGGCATTCACACCCCGCGGCCGGCTTCCACCGGGCCGGCAGTGTCGCCCCGGACCGGCATCCAGACGAAAGGAAACCCCGATGTCTCAGAAGGCACTCGGCCGACTGTTCAACGTCACCCCCGCCGCTGACGGCGTGTGGATCGCCCTGAAGGGCGCCGCGGCTGGCGTCACCTTCTCCTGCTTCCTGACGGGAGCGGTCGGCGACACCTACACGCTGCAAGAGGCCAAGGACTCCGCCGGTACTGGCGCGCAGAACCTGGCGATCATCACCGAGTACCACACGAACACCGGCAACGCGTCCGACGCGTGGACCCGGCGCACGCAGGCAGCCGCGGCCACCGTCGTCACCGCCGCGTCGGCCACGCAGAACGCGGCCGTCGTCGAGGTCGAGGGCACCTCGCTGTCCGACGGCTACAAGTACGTGAAGCTCACCAGCACCGGTGCGGGCGCCGTCACCGCGATTCAGCGGGACCTCGGTGTCATGCGCGCCCCGGCTTCCCTGCCCGCGACGGGTGCCTGACATGGCGGTGTGGGAGTGCGCCGAGTGCACGGCCCGGTACGCGGTGGGCGCCCCCAAGTGCCCGCAGTGCGGATCGGTCGTGCGCG